GAGTACAACAAGGTACATATATTTCTATTTACTTAAATAATTTTATTAATTACCCGGCCCGGGAAATTTAAAACTAATATATAAAAATATATATAAAATATATGTACTTGTACGTACCGGAAACCGTGGTTTTTGTTGATGTTATGCGGTTTTTATAGGAATTGACGGTACAACTATTTTTATATGAGGTGATTAAATGTTAAGTGTTGAAGATAAAAAAGACTTTGCCGAACTGGTTGATATTATGTTGACAGGAATGAAAAAGAACCATTTATTAAAAAACCCAACAAATTCAATTTATGACGATGTGTCACACCGTTTATATGAATTTTATAAAAACGGTGAAGTTGATCCAAAAATTAAAGCTGCACTGCACGACTTTAAAGACGATTTATATTTTAATATTTTACCGTTGTATTATAAAAACAAATATACAATTGAAAACATTGCTGAAATTATTGACGTCGATGTGTCAACAATTGTCAGAAATAAAAAAAGATTGTGTTTAAGTATCTATTTGAACATAGAATAATGTTGTAACGTTCATTTTTGACCGTGTAACGATTTTAAACCGTTAGGGGTATAAATTCCCTTAACGGTTTTTTTGATTGCCTTAAAACGAAAATTTGATTGATTATTTTTGATATGTGCACCAAATAGGCACAATATATGCACTATTCAAAACGCAGTAGGTCAGTATTAAAATGATTGTATAAATTGTTTGACTGTTAAACGTTAGGAGGTTATTTTATGACGTTTGAAAATTACATTAAACCGGAATTGTTGATATTGGTAGTAGTTTTATACGTAATTGGGTTGATGTTGAAAAACACAATGTTAATTAAAGATAAATACATACCGTTGACACTGGGTGTTATTGGTGTAGCGTTGTCATTGTTTTACGTTATAGGTACAGAAGGTTTTAGTGTTATTGGTGTATTTACCGGATTTACACAGGGTGTTTTGGTTGCTGGTGCGTCCGTATATGCGAACCAGTTATTTAAACAGTCGTCAAAGTAAGGCGGTGGCGAAATGTCAGATACAATTGTTGTTGCCTTAATAAGTGGCGGGGTTACGTTGGCGGTGTGTTTAGTTAACAATTTTACACAAAGTAAAAAGTTGTCCGTTGAAATGGACAAACAGAATGAAAAGCAACTTGAAAATATAAAAAACGAATTGAAAACACAAAACGAATTGCAAGCGTATAAAATAGACGAATTGAAAACACAAGTTGAAAAACACAATCGTGTTATTGAACGTGTTTATAAGTTGGAACAAAACGAAGCGGTTTTTGAAGAAAAAATTGATGTTGTAAATCATAGAATTAAGGATTTAGAAGGTTATCACAAATGAAGGTGGTTAAATGAATGAACCGAAAATTAAACCACAGTTAAAATTAGTGGCATTAAATTATGTTGGTAAATGTTGCGGTAATGCTGAACAAAGTGTTATTGAAGCGGGGTATTCAAAGAAGTACGCAAGGGGCAACGCCTATAAAATAGTTGCACGTGAAGACGTACAAAATTACATTGAATATTTAAGAAGTAATACGGACAATGTACGCGACATTATGGAACTGGCAGACTTACAAGAATTTTGGACGCAAATAATTAAATGCAGTGGGTATAAAACAAGTGACAGATTAAGGGCGTCTGAACTATTGGGTAAAAGCAAGGGAGCATTTACCGAACAATGGTAAACAGGAGGTAAAAACGTTATGGGTAAATACGCAAGCAAAGTTATTGAACTGGCAAAAAGCTGGTTAGGTAAAAACGAATACGACGGAACACATAAAAGTATTATTGATATTTACAACACACATAAACCGTTGGCAAGAAGTTATAAAGTTAAATACACCGACGCGTGGTGTGCAACGTTTGTTTCAGCCGTTTCAATTAAATTAGGTTATACCGATATTATACCGACTGAATGCGGTTGTGAAGAAATGATTAAAAAGTTTAAAAAACTTGGTGTATGGATTGAGAACGAAAACAGAACACCGACACCGGGCGAAATTATTTTTTATGACTGGGACGACAACGGCAAGGGTGACAACGTAGGTTATACGGATCACGTCGGTATTGTCGAAAAGGTTATTGAAAAAAACATTTATGTCATTGAAGGTAATGTAAATAATGCAGTTGGTCCACGTGTAATTGCAGTTAACGCAAAAGGTATACGCGGTTATGCTGCACCGAAATATGACGCGGAAGGTGTAAAAACCGAAACTGTAAAAACCGAAACTGTTAACGGTGCGGTTGATGTGGTTGCAAAAGAAGTATTGGGCGGCAAATGGGGTAACGGCGTTGAAAGAAAAAACAAATTGATTGCAGCTGGTTACGATTACGACGAAGTACAAAACGCCGTTAACAGATTGGTACGCGGTGTTGATTTAAAAAAGGGCGATAAAGTAAAGGTCCTTAAAAATATCAATTACGATACCGGTAAACCTTTTAAGGTTTGGCACGCAGTATATGACGTAATACAGACAAGTGGTAAACGCGTTGTAATTGGTGTTAATGGTGTAGTTACTGCACCGGTAAACGTTGAGAATTTAAAGAAGGTGTAAACAATGATTTTTGAATATACAAAGAATGGTGTAAAAGTTGCTAACGATTATTACGAAGAAGGTTATACAACATTTTGTTATTTTGAAAATAAAGACAATGAAGTTGTATTTTTGCGTATGGTTGACAAATGCACCGGTGAAAGTACGACACACGTTTTCGATAATGTAAACGGTGAAGTATTTACAAAAGATTATATTTATTTTGTTAAGGTTACGGACACACACGAAAATATACTTGTTGAAGAAAACACACGTATATACAATTGCGACGCACATACAAAAGTATACGGCGTTTGTGCCGACGGTAAATGTAAAGTTGAAGTGTTAAGCGTTGACCGTGCAAATAAAATGTTTGCAATTGTTGACCACGGTACATTGCGAGCTGGTAAACATCAATTTGATTACCCGGAAGGGTTTAACAAAAATAATACATTTCCTATACCATACATCGGAAGTGACATAGCAAGTATTAAATTGGAAGACAATTATTATGAGTTATATTCCGGTGTGTCATTTGGAGCAAAATTAATGTTTATAAAATCAAAGGTTTAATATGTTTGATTTAACAACGTTTTATCAAAGTAAACCGTGGATAAAGTTAACGCAGTTAATACGTGCTGAACGTCTGAACGCTGAAGGTTTTATTGTATGTGAGTATTGCGGTAAACCTATTGTTACGGCGTACGATTGCATATGTCACCATATAGAATACTTGACGGAAGAAAACGTTAACGATGTGAGTATATCATTGAACCCGGACAACATACAGTTGGTACATCATAAGTGCCATAACCTTATACACAATAAGTTTGGTTACAGTAAACGCGGTGTGTACTTGGTGTATGGTAGTCCGTTGAGTGGTAAAACGTCGTGGGTTAATGGTGTATGTAATGAAGGTGACTTAATACTTGACATTGATAGTATATGGCAGTGTGTAAGTGGTTGCGATAGATACATAAAACCGAACCGCTTGAAAAGTGTTGTATTTGGTGTACGTGATAGGTTACTTGAAGACATTAAGTACAGGCGTGGTAAATGGGTTAATGCTTATATAATTGGCGGTTATCCGCTTATTGGTGAACGTGAACGATTGTGTAAGGAACTTGGAGCCGAAGAAGTATATATTGATTGTACACTTGATGAATGTTTAAAAAGATTTGAAACGCTGGAAGATACAGACCGCCGACAAAATGAAGAATGGAAAAAATATATTTTGGATTGGTGGAACAAGTACACCCCCACAGTCGCGTAAAAATTTTATTGTGGGTAACTGTTGGAGGGGGCTTAATTTTCACAGAAAAGGAAAAAACGAGATTTTTATAATTGAAAATTTGGTGATAATTTGGCAGACAGATTAAAAGAACTTCAAAAAATTATAAATAACGGAACCGGTGAAAACGACAACAACGTTTTGCTTAAAAACTTGGTTGATGAAGTAATTTTTATTGAAAATCAGTTAAACGAGTTACGAAAATTGCCGTTTATATCCGTAAACCCTAATAACAACAACTTACAAAAGACTACACCGGCAGCGAAACAGTATAAAGAATTGTTACAACAATATATAAATTGCTTAAAAGTCATAGCAAAAGCAACCGGACAGGACATTGACGACGAAGAAAGTCCGTTGCGTAAGTGGGTTAAACGTAAAATGGAAGGGTTGGGCGGTTGATATGCTCATTACTGAACGTAAAATATGGACACCGGACAATTCCAACTTACTTAAATATAAAGGTGAGATTGACGCCGGTAAAATATTGGTCGGTCAAGAATTGTATCAAGAGTTGGAAAACTTGGTTGATGATTTATTCCATAACGACGAATATTTTTACAATACTGACGACGCAAATTTACGTATGGATTTTATGGAAAATTGCGTTAAGTTAACAAAATCACCGTTTTACGGTAAACCGATGATATTAATGTTATGGCAAAAGGCATTTATTGAAAGTATGTACAGTTTTAAAATGTCACGGTCCTATGCGGACACCGGGGCAATGATAGACAGATTTAAAAAAATACTGTTATTGATTGCCCGTAAAAACACAAAGTCGGAAAC